AGCAGAAGTGAGAACTTGGTTCAAAGATCCATCATTAGAAGATATGGGTCGTAAGTATTGGAAAAAGAAATCATATCTATTCCAAGGCTTTGTGAGAGAGAACCCAATTACAGAGGATCAAACACCAGAAAATCCAATTCGTAGATTTATTATTAGTCCACAGATCTTTAACTTGATCAAGTCGGCTTTATTAGATCCAGAATTGGAAAACTTACCAACAGACTATCAAGGTGGTTTAGACTTTGTTGTTACTAAGACATCTAAAGGTGGTTATGCTGATTATTCAACTTCAAAATGGTCACGTAAAGAATCTGCACTAGACGCAACAGAAGCGGCGGCTATTGAGCAATATGGTTTACACAACCTAAGTGATTTTTTACCTAAGAAACCAAGTGATGTTGAATTAAAGGTTATCAAAGAGATGTTTGAAGCATCAGTTGATGGTCAAGCATATGACGCAGATCGTTGGGGTAACTACTACAGACCAAGAGGTGTTACAGTAGTTACTGCCAATGCACCTGCGGCGGCTCCAACTACTAGTGCTACACCAGCACCACAAGTGGCAGAACCTTCAATTGCAGAAGATAATGGTGCTTTAAATACACCAACGCCTGTAGCTGAAGCGGTTCCTACAGCACCAATTACTACTCCTCCTGCAGGTGGTAGTCAACGTGCTGAAGACATCCTAGCGATGATCCGTAACCGTAAAACTTCTTAAGAAGACTGTAGATGTTATCAGGATTAGATGACGTAATCTATCCTAATCGCTGTGAGGTAATAGAAATAGAACCCTCACAGCGATACATCTATCCCATTTACAAAAATGGTTATACCAGCATAAACATAAATTCAACAGAACAAAAACATAGACGTTACTATAACGAACAAATTACTAAGTTAACTAACATTGATATAATAGTTAGAAATCCAACAGAAAGATTTGTTAGTGGGGTTAATACGTTTGTTTGGAACTTGATGCGTGACTATCCAAAATTAGACAAAGAAACAATATTACATTTTGTTAAACATTATCTATTTTTAAATAGACATTATTCACCTCAACTAAGTTGGATTATCAATCTGGCAAGATATTTGTCGCCAGATGCAAAATTAAAAATAGCAGGTATGGAATCAATTGGAGACTATACATCTTTGCACGTAAAACCTGAAGCTATGTGGATTTTAGATGACGAAACAGTACAAGAACTAAGACAGTTGACTATAAATCAAATGTACATCAGATTAGATGAAAGATTATTTGATCTATTAGGGAAAAGTTGGACCGTAAGACAAATAATAGTTCATTTAATGAATCGTGATCCTCAGGCTTTTTTTGATACTATAGGTAAAAATCAAGCACTGTTGGGAGTATCACATGTATTGCCCTAGACTAGATCATTTTGTAAGATTTAACCCTAATGGTACTGTTAGCCGTTGTGGACATATGGTTCGCCAGCCACAATTTGCCACATTAGAGGATATGGAATCCAGTAAATGGCTAGTAGGTGTTAAAGAAAATATGGCACAGGATATTTGGCCTATAGAATGTGAACGTTGTATGCAAACTGAACAGGCCAATGGAACTAGTATTAGGCTTAACGCTATTAAGTTTCATAAACTACAAAAACAAACAGATTACTTGTCAGTGGGTGGTATACTAGATAATGTTTGTAATTCAGCCTGTCAAACCTGTGATGAAAATTATAGTACATTGATAGGTGGATTAAAAAGTAAAACATATCCTATAGTAGATAACAGTAAAAGATTTTGGTCACTACCTACAGATAGAATAGTACATCTAGACATCAATGGCGGGGAACCTAGTGCTAGTAAAAATTACAAACAGATTCTTGCTAACTTACCTAAAAATGTTAAAAGTGTAAGGATTAATACTAATTGTAATTTAATCATTGAAGAATTAATTGATCTTGTCAAACAAGGTATTAAGGTCACGGTCACTGCTAGTATTGATGGTGTGGGTCGTATATATGAATATGTTCGTTGGCCTGTTAAATGGGTTAAATTTGAAATAATCTTATTAGCCTATAGGGATATGGGGGTTGATTTAAATTTATGGACCACAGTTAGTGCTTTAAATGTCAAAGACTTTGATAATATAGTTAACTTTGCTAATAAACATAAAATACCACATTCTTGGGCATTACTAAACTTTCCACAGGCCCTAGACATTAGATACTCAAACAATTTTACTCAGGGTGTAGAAAATGAATTTAAAACGCAATCAGCAATATGGAAAGATAACTCAACAGAAATTTTAGAATATATACATAATCAAGACCAATTGAGAGGCATTAGATATCAAGACTACTATGAGTAAATTAAAAGCCTATATTGAACTTCCATGTGCAGATATAGAAACTATCAGTGCAGGAATATACAAGCACCTATTAAAAGAAACTGACCTAATAGGGAAACCTATTTCAAATGACCAAGGCAGTTTTTGGCATTTTATTGACTGTAAAAAACTGTTAGCAGATGTTCCTGAGTTGTTAGAATTTTTTAAACAAAACAAACTGTTACCTAGGCATGCCGCAGTGACCATCATTGATGATAATGATCAACTACCTAAACATGTAGACGAGCCACCTGTATTGGCTAAAATTAATTTACCAGTATTACATACCAAAGGGTGGGTAAATCGCTGGTATGAAGGCAATGATTTAGTAGCAGAACTATATGATATGAAGTTACCAGTGGTTTTTAATTCACAGATAGAGCACAGCGTAGAAAAAATTGACCCAAAAGACTTGCCAAGGATAGTGGCCAGTTTTACTTTTTACAATGAACCAAGAGATTTATTAGAATGCGAATAGCCATAACAGGACACACATCAGGAATTGGCCAAGCTCTGGCCAAACAGTATGAACAGAAAGGACATACCATTGTTGGTCTAAGCAAACGCTATGGCGACAATATACGTAACATACCAAAGATCATAGAAAAAGTCAAAGACTGTGATATGTTTATCAACAATGCTCAAGAAGGATATGCTCAAACTGACCTATTGTTTGAAATTTACAAACACTGGGAAGGTGTTCCAAACAAGTATATAATGATAATTAGTACCATGATGACTCTAGCACCAAAAGCAACTCTTGATGGGTTAGATATGGAACATTATAGAAATCAAAAGGTAGCATTAGAAGAAGCTACTAAAATTTTAGCACACAGAAATCTATGGCCTCAAATCTGTGCTGTTAAACCAGGAGAAGTTCACACAGGTGACCACTCAAGTTCAAAAGCAGTAGCAGTTGACCAGTGGGCAGAAACATTGGTTAAAATTTTAGAACTGGCAGGGCCTACAATGAAAGTTTATGAGATTAGCCTAGGAGTAGATTATACCAATGGATCCTAAAGAATATCTTACTAATACTTCTTTTTGTCCAATTCCATGGACTGGTTTTATGTATAATTCCAATGGAGATGTTTTAAATTGCATTCGTAGTCAAAGGCCAATTGGTAATATCATTGAAGAATCAATACATTCTATATTAGAAAAAAATACAAAAATTAAAAGAAATATGTTAGATCGCCAACCTGGAGCAGGGTGCGATGGATGCTATGATCTTGAAAGTGAGCACAAAGGCAACTTTAATGTTATCAGTGACAGAATATTTTATCTTAAAGAATTAAAAACTGTTGATAGTAAATTATACGACAAAATAGATAATTTTGATCTTCGTAAAATAGATATACGATGGTCAAATGTCTGTAATCATAGTTGCATTTACTGTACTCCTGAGTATTCTAGTAAATGGGCTAATGAATTAAAGATTTCAATAAAACAACCACAGCAACAACAAATAGAAGAATTGAAAAAGTTTGTATTTGATAATGCACATCAACTTAAACACGTTTATCTAGCAGGTGGTGAACCACTACTAATGAAAGAAAATGAAGAACTGTTAGAATTATTATTATTAAAAAATCCAAATGTTAATATAAGGGTTAATACTAATTTAAGTAAAACTGGAACTCGTGTATTTTATCTATTAACAAAATTTTCTAACGTGCATTGGACAATTAGTTTAGATGAAATGGGAGACGAGTTTGAGTATGTTAGGTATGGTGGAAAATGGAAAGACTTTTTAGAAAATTTAGATGAAATAAAAGAATTACCACATTTAATATCATTTAACATGTTACATCATTTATTAAACTATCTATCAATTTTTGATTGTGTAGAATTTTTACAGTCAAAAGGATTTCATAATAATAGTTTTATAATTGGACCAATAACTAAACCAAAATTTTTAGATGTCAGACATTTACCAAAACATGTATTAGATTCTATTAGTGACAGAATAACATCATGGTTGGACAAAAAACCAAATTTTCTTCTTGAAAATAGTTTACAAAATATGTTAAAATATATTAATATACCAATTGAGAAGAATTTAGATCAATGTTTAGAGGAAATAGCTAAACTAGATCAAAGACGTAGAGTGGATAGTAGAATGATTTATAAAGAATTTTATAGTTTAATAGAGGGCAAATAATTATGGCAAAACCATTTGATTTATCAAAATTTAGAAAGTCAATTACCAAAAGCATTGATGGTTTGGGCATTGGCTTTAACGATCCAACTGATTGGGTCTCAACAGGAAATTATACACTGAATTATCTTATCAGTGGTGACTTTGAAAGAGGCATTCCGTTGGGTAAGGTAACAGTGTTTGCAGGTGAGTCTGGTGCGGGTAAATCATATATCTGTTCAGGTAATATTATCAGACATGCACAACAACAAGGTATATATCCAATTCTAATAGACACAGAAAATGCCTTAGATGAAGATTGGTTAAAAGCCTTAGGTGTTGATACTAGTGAAGACAAGTTACTTAAACTTAACGTGGCAATGATTGACGACGTTGCTAAAACAATCTCAGAATTTATGAAAGAGTATAAAGGACTACCTGAAGATGATCGTCCTAAAGTTCTGTTTGTTATTGATAGTTTAGGTATGATGCTAACACCAACAGACGTTAATCAATTTGAAGCAGGTGACATGAAAGGTGATATGGGCCGTAAGCCTAAAGCACTAACAGCATTGGTACGTAACTGCGTAAACATGTTTGGTAGTCACAATGTGGGCTTAGTAGCAACTAACCATACATACGCATCACAAGACATGTTTGATCCAGATGATAAGATATCAGGTGGACAGGGCTTTATCTACGCATCAAGTATTGTTGTTGCTATGAAGAAACTTAAATTAAAAGAGGATGAGGACGGTAACAAGATATCAGAAGTTAAAGGTATTCGTGCTTCATGTAAGATTATGAAAACTAGATATGCTAAACCTTTTGAATCAGTACAGGTTAAGATACCATATGAAACTGGAATGAACCCATACTCAGGGTTAGTTGACATGCTTGAAAGTAAAAAATTGTTGAATAAAGAAGGTAATAGTCTTGTTTATACAACGGCGGACGGTAAAGTTATTAAACAATTCCGTAAAGCATGGGAAGCTAATACTGATGGCTGTTTAGATGTTGCTATGAAAGAGATTAGTTCAAGTCTTAAACGATTAACAGCTGACGATCCAGTTGAATCAGATGTTGACGCTGTTGAACCAATGACTGAGCCAACAGTTGAGGTAACTAAAGAAGAGAATATTGACTAAATTTTATTGTTCTCAAAAATTTTGGTGGCTATCAGTAGAACCGCACAAGAGAGTTATATCTAGTTGTTGCGGGGCTACACCTATCAAGGTTAATTTAGAATGGTTAAAAAACAATTCAGGTCAACTGTTTAATTATCCTAGTTTACAAGAAGAACGTCAACAGATGTTAAATGGAGTTGCTGTGGCTAGTTGTCAACAGACTTGCTGGCAAGCTGAGGAACAAGGAGTAATCAGTAGACGTCAATTGATGAAGTCAGATGTTGTTAGAGAAACAGACATAGATGCAGAACCTAGTTTACTTAATATTAATTTAGGTAATGACTGTAACTTAACTTGTTCTTATTGTGATAAAGCCTATAGTACTGCTTGGTTAAGGGACATAAATGAAAATGGTGCCTATCTTAATATTCCAAAATTTGAGTTAACCACCAATGACAAAATTGTTTTAGAACTTGGACAAAAAACTATAAAGAACAGTGATACATTCAAACTTTTGCTCAATGAATCACTGTCTTATACTAATATTAATAAGGTTGAAATAACAGGAGGAGAACCTTTTTTATTTAACGGTATTGAAGAATTAATAAATTCAATTACTAGTCCTAAGTTATTTGTCTATACAGGATTAGGCATTAACAATAAAAGATTTAAAGAAATATTAACTAAAATAAAAAGGAAATTAGTTCTTACCGTCAGTGCAGAAACTATAGGCAAACTATATGAATTTAATAGATACGGCAATACCTATGCAAACTTTATTACTAACTTAAATACAATCAAAGAACTAGGCATTGACTATCATTTTTCAAGCGTGATAAGTAACTTAACTATACATGGATATAAAGAATTTCAAGAAACACACGGTACAGACTTTGACGTAATAAATTTTTGCACAGATCCTGATTATTTGAACATAAATGTTTTAGATGACTCTAGCAAAAATAAAATAAATCAAGTAAAATATACTAAGTATGATGAAGAAATCAAAAAAACTTTAAATACAGAATATAATGTAGTACAGAAAGAAAATTTAGGAATATTCTTAACTGAATTTGCCAAAAGACGCAGTTTAGATCTAAGTATTTTTCCTGATACAATGAAAAATTGGTTAATGGAGTTAAAATATGAGTATAAACAATGAAGTGGATATTCTCAGTGAGATGTGGTTAACAACCAAAGAATATATTCCTAACAAAGATAGACAGGCCGCGGCTGATCATGTTATTAGCCTAGTTGCTGATTTAGGTGTTAGTGAGTCTGGACTTAAACAACTTGGTGGAACTGATAGTTATCTGAGTCATGCTGTAAAAGAGTATCTTTATGAAGATGAAGATGAAGATGAAGATGTTGACTATGGAAGTGATGATTACTAATGTGGTACAGTAAAGTAGTTGCTAGTTTAGATGCTATTCCTGACATGATAGCTCACTATGAGTTTGAGTTAGATACAGCAAAAAGAGAAATTGGTGTTCATGGTAATATTGAAAAGGCCTTAGGTGGCCTTCCTGGCGTTACAGAGCATCGTTTTAACCAACTACAAGAAATTGAAGCCATATTAAATTATCTCAACATACAGTTACGTAAAATAAGAAGAAAATATTTTCAAAAATATCTTGAAAGCTACAACAGAGCATTAACGTCGCGAGACGCTGAAAAATATGTAGACGGAGAAGACGAAGTTATTGATTTTGAAACTATTATTAATGAAGTGGCCCTGCTTCGTAATAAATGGTTAGGTATTATGAAAGGACTTGAAAGTAAAAATTTCATGCTAGGACATATTACTAGATTGCGTACTGCTGGCATGGAGGACGCATCAATTGGCTAATCATAATGAATGGGTATTGAGTCATCTAAGAGAATACGACAGTTTTCTTGATAGTTTACGTACTATATGTGACATGGGCTGTGGCACAGGTGAAGATATTACCTGGTGGGCTACATTAGAAACTAGAGATGATCCTCCTGTTCCATATAACTATAATTGTTTTGCCGTTGATAAAGATCCAAAAAAATTAGCACAGGTTCCTGATTTAACAAACATAAACAAGATTAACAAAGACTTCAATGAACTTTGTTGCCCAGTTAAGATTGATCTATTGTGGAGTCATGATAGTTTACAATACAGTACAAAACCATTAGAAACACTTAAACTTTGGAATGAACAAATGAGTGTAAATGGAATGTTATTGCTGTCCATTCCACAACATTCAGGAGTAAAAGACAATCGTTTTTACAGTCGTAGCTATAGCGGATGTTACTATCATTATACACCTGTTAACTTAATTTACATGTTAGCAGTCAATGGGTTTGACTGTAGAGATGCCTACATGTTAAAACGATTCAATGATGAATGGTTACAGATAGCAGTATATAAAACAAAAATAAAACCAATGGATCCTGCAACCACTAGTTGGTTTGATCTAATAGATCTAAAATTATTAAATCCTAGTGTTGAAGCATCAATTAATAAGTTTGGTCACCTTAGACAAGAGGATATAGTTTATCCATGGTTAGATAAAGAAAATTATTTTGTAGACTATGTTAGTAGTTGGACAGAAATTCCTCAAGGAGTTGAAACAACAGTAGAAGGATCATTTAATGAAACAACTAAATCTGACAAAACTTCTATTCTACAAAATGTAAATAAAGAAATCCTCACTCCTAGACTCAAACCAGTTGGAGTAATGAGACCGCCTAAAAAGGAATAGTATGCTTAATCGTGTAGTCCTAGTAACAGGTGGGTTTGATCCAATACATCGCGGACACATTAATTACATTCATTCAGCACGACAACTAGGCGATATGTTAATAGTTGGTATTAACTCAGATGCGTGGCTTACACGTAAAAAAGGGCAACCTTTTATGCCACACTCAGATAGAATTCCTATCATACAAAATCTTAAAGATGTAGAGCATACGTTTTTGTTTAATGACAATGACGATACTGCTATAGAAGCAATTAACAATGCTAAAATGCTGTATCCAAATAGTCAAATTATATTTGCTAATGGTGGTGATAGGACCAGTAGTAATATTCCTGAACTTGAACACTTTAAGAATGATCCAGCAGTCAAGTTTGAGTTTGGTGTTGGTGGCGATAAAGAAAACTCATCAAGTTGGATATTAAAAGATTGGATAGCACCTAAGACAGAACGTGATTGGGGGTACTATCGTGTGCTACATGATGTAGAAACAACCAAAGTAAAAGAACTTACGGTCATGCCTGGAAAAAGTCTATCAATGCAGAGACATTTCTGTAGACAAGAACTATGGCATGTAGCACAGGGACAATGTAGGATTGAGTTTGAAGATAACGCAACAACATGGCATAAAGATTTACACAAGCATGATGAATATGTTGTTCCAGTAGAACGTTGGCACAAAATTACCAATCCTTTTGCAGAGCCGTGTCACATAGTTGAAATACAGTTTGGTATTGGCTGTGATGAAGTAGATATTGAACGTAGATAAATAATATATTATGCGTTTATCTGAATTCCTCATTGAAGCAAAAGGTATTTTTGGTCGTTTAGAAGGCGATCATTTTATCAATTCTAACGGCCAAGAAGCAGAATTTGTTAGAGTTGAAGCCTATCCTGATCCTGACCAATCACAGTTTAGTTCTATAGAAGAACGTGATCAAACTATAGCAGAATACGAAAAATCAATGAATTCTAAAATTACTTGGACTAACACGGCTAATTCAGGTATGTTAGCCTTTGCTGTGGCAGTATTAAATGATAGAGAAGGTGGTTTCATGTTATGGGGTAGATATCTACAAAAAACAAAACATAACATGTTAGGAGTTTGGGACAATAAACAAATACCTCTAGGTTGGAAATTAGCAACCAAAGGTGCTACTAAACTTCAAGTGGGCTACGATCCCCAAAATCTAATTAAAACTGAAAATGAGTTTATGTCAACTGATCAGGTCATTAGTACAGTAGAAACTAATGCACCAGACAACGTCAAAGAAATATTTAAACAGAATCTACAAAAATTAGCACAAGGTCGTGGAGATATTGTATTTCCTGGAATGGCCAATCAAATGGAAGCCATACGTGATTATTTTGGTGAAATCATGCAACCTATATCTCTAGCAGGTGGTGTTATTAAAGGGCAAGCAGAACAAGCACGTCAAACTTTAGCAGGTGGTGCGTCATGGGCTAACTGTAAAATGATGTGGCCAATGGCAATGAACGCGGCCTTATGCGATAGTTTTTTAATTGCACCTAATGGACAAGAAATAGGTATTTCATCAAAAGGTGGTGCAGGCGCTAAAGCATCAGCAAAGAACTTACATGATGCTTATCTCAAAGCAGAAAAAGAAGGTAATCAAGAATTATTAAAAAATGCCAAATATACTATTCAAGTGGTAAAAGTGATTGCAGAAGAAAATGCCAAAATTGGACCGTTTAAATTGGGTATGGCACTAAAAATTCCTGGCATTACTACAGCACTATTTCAAGAAGTAGAAACATATATTAATAAAGGCAAGGTTGATTTTAATAACATCAGTAACGATGCTCAAACAATCATGTCAGGGTTTAAAGTTAACAATGATGTAAAAGGTTTTAATACAGGATATGCTATCATGTCTGCTGTGGCTAAAACTGTAGCTAGTGAAATTAATAAAAATTTAGAGTTCTCCAAAGGTGCTCTAGCATTGTTAAATCAATCATCGATTATTCAAGTCTATACCAAAATGACTAAGAAAGGTAATGATGCCATACTAACAAATTTTAATGCTGTATATCCGCCAAACTTTGAAGGTCGTATTCTAATAGATGGCGGTAAAAATTATTACAGTTCACGCATTGGCGGAAAACTAGCATTTAGTTTTAGCTGATATCTAAACAAATAAATATTAGTTCAATAAACAAGAGTAGTTCAATGGATCAAACAAAAGTATTATTTTTGGGTAGTAATAGCCCTGACTCAGACCTACAGACTGAAAAGTTTGCTAAAGAAAATAATACAGTTAATCACGGATTAATCACAGATATTTCAATTAATATTCAACTAGGATGCTACCATACCAGCATAGTAGATGTTTATGCAGGGGGTATTGTAAAACTAGCCAAACAGTTTGATAAAATAATACTATTAGATCAACCATTAGAAGAATGGAGTCACTGGAAAACACTGCTATCTACTTTTAAGATTATGGTAGAATTAGAAAAGTTAGGCTATCAAACAGAATTTAGATCAAATGATAATACACAGAGTATACAGTTTATGTCAGACCTACTGGCAAAAAATAAAAGTTTCTGTATGTATCCATGGATGCACCTTCTAGAAGAATATGGTGATGTCTTGCTCTGTAGTAAAACCAAACTGCCTATTAAAAAATTAAAAGACCTTGATGATTGGCAATCAGACGCAGATTTTAATCTAATTAGACAGAAGATGTTACAGGGAGAACAACTAAATCATTGTCAGCTCTGTTATAAAGAAGAAAATTTAGGATTTACCAGCACCAGAGTACATGAAAGTTTAGACTGGGCGGTAAAAATGAATATTAAGAGTTTAGATGATCTTAATAAGATCACACTACCTACCTACTATGAAGTACGTCCTGGTAACAAGTGCAATCTACAATGTAGAATGTGTTGCCCTGAAAATAGTGATCTCATTGAGGAAGAGTTTAAACGTATAAATTTTAATTACCCATCATACCCTAAAATTTGGGGTAACTATGATCATATTGATGTAGAAAATATTTCTTCAGGAACAAGAATATATAGCACAGGTGGTGAACCTACTATAATGCCTGCTTTCTATGATTTTCTTCAACGGTGTATAGATGCAGGTCGTACAGATTTAGATATTACTCTTAATACCAATGGACAAAAGGTCAGCGATAAACTAATTAACATCTGTAAACAGTTTGATGATGTAAATTTTAGTTTTAGTATTGATGGGTTTGGTAAAGTTAACGACTATATCAGATGGGGCAGTGAATGGCAACGAACAGTAGATAATGCTAAACGTCTAAGAGATAATGGTTTTTATATCAGTTTAGAATGTATTCCTAGTCTATGGAATATTACCAATCTTCACTTACTGTATGAGTTTTATGATAGAGAATTTCCAAGCAGTACTGTTTTCCTTCAACAGGTCTATTGGCCAGATGGAACAATGAACGTGTTTAATCACCCTAATTCAAAATTAGTTGTAGAGTCATTGGAAAAAATTAAACAGACTAAAATGTACTATACTGATGCTCGTGATAATAAATCAATGATTGATTCATTATTAGCTCATTATAGTAAAGATCCTGAACCTAACGTTTATTGGCTAACTAAATTTTTTAATTTTAACGACATGTTAGATCAATCAAGAAATGTTAAATTGGTTGATTATGTACCAGAACTTGAAGACTGTAGAAAATATATTACTTGACATAGATTGATAGATCAGGTATAATATAAAAGAATAAACAAAAAGGACAGATATGAAAAAAGTCAAGTATACAATAGAAAGATATGATATAGATAACTGTCTTAAAGCATTTGACGGTAATAGGTTTCAATTAATTCTAGCAACATCAAAACGAGCAAGAGAAATAGCAAATTCTAGAATTTTTGCAGATCGTAAAGAAATGGGGATATATGATAATAAACCCATTGTTGAAGCACTCTGCGAAGTTGATCAAGGTAAAATAGGTAAAGATTATCTTTACAAAAAATAAAATTTGGAGAGTTGGCCGAGTGGTTGAAGGCACCGGTCTACTAAACCGGCATCTGGGTAACCGGATCGTGGGTTCGAATCCCACACTCTCCGCCATAAATGCTGGAGTAGCTCAGTAGGTAGAGCGCCTCACTTGTAATGAGGATGTCGAGGGTTCGATTCCTTTCTCCAGCACCGTTTAGGCTCCCATCGTCTAGAGGCCTAGGACACTGCCCTTTCACGGCGGCAACAGGGGTTCGAATCCCCTTGGGAGTACCAATTTTAAAGGTATTAGTAGATTGATAGTATATGTAGATATGGATGGCGTAGTAGCAGATTTTGATGGCTATGCACACAGAGAATTAGGAATTGAATCAAAACCTGGATTTAGATTTAGTCAAGAAGATTGGGGAAGACTCAGAGAGTTTAATCAACGAATCTATCGTGATGTACCATTACTTCCAACAGCAATTAGTTTGATAAATCAACTTAGAGATCTTAAAAAACAGTATAATTTCAAATTGCGATTTTTAACAGCCATTCCAAAAGAAAATGATCTAGGATGGGCCTACTGGGACAAAGTAAATTGGGTAATAAGACATTTTCCTGGTATACCTGTATTTTTTGGTCCTTATTCTATAGATAAACAACATCATTACAAACCAGGCGATGTTTTAATAGATGACAGAATAAGTAACATAGAAGAATGGCCAGGTTTTAGTATTTTACACAATTATAAAGATATTGAATCTACTCTAACAAAATTAAAAGATTATTTAGGAAAATAATATGGATTACAAAATTAAAGATATTACACTAGCATCATGGGGACATAAAGAAATTGCCATTGCTGAAACAGAAATGCCAGGCTTAATAGCAATTAGAGAAGAATACCAAGATCAAAAACCCTTACAGGGTGCCAGAATAGCAGGTAGTTTGCATATGACTATACAAACAGCCGTATTGGTAGAAACATTGGTAGCACTTGGTGCCTCAGTTCGTTGGTCAAGTTGTAATATCTTTAGTACACAAGATCATGCCGCGGCCGCCTTGGCAGAACAGGGCATACCTGTGTTTGCTTGGAAAGGTGAAACAGAAGAAGAATATTGGTGGTGTATAGAACAGACACTCGCAGGTCCAAACGGTTGGACGCCAAATATCTTATTAGATGACGGACATGATCTCACAGGCTATATCATTGACAAGCATCCTGAACTGTTAGATGGTATTGTGGGTGTAACAGAAGAAACCACGACAGGCATACACAAGATCTTAGAACGTATTCAAGCAGGCACTATGCCAATGCCAGCGATCAATGTAAACGATTCAGTGACTAAATCAAAGTTTGATAACTTGTATGGTTGTCGTGAATCATTGGTTGATGGTATCAAACGTGCCACTGATGTCATGATAGCAGGTAAGACTGCTGTGGTAGCAGGCTATGGTGATGTGGGCAAAGGATCAGCGGCCAGCCTACGAGGACTAGGCGCTAGAGTGTGGGTAACTGAAATAGACCCAATTTGTGCTCTGCAGGCCGCTATGGAAGGATACAAGGTTGTTACTATGGATTGGGCCTGTCAATATGCTAATATCTTTGTAACTGCTACAGGTAATATTAATGTTATCACGCACGAACATATGACTAAGATGAAACATAATTCAATTATTTGTAATATTGGTCATTTTGACAGTGAGATTGATATTGCCAGTTTAGAACAATACGAATGGGAAGAAATCAAACCACAAGTTGATCATGTGATATTCCCAGACGGAAAACGTGTTATTGTTCTAGCCAAAGGACGTCTAGTAAACTTAGGCTGTGCTACTGGTCATCCTAGTTATGTAATGTCAAACTCTTTTACTAATCAAGTTCTAGCACAAATTGAGTTATTTAAAAATCATGCAAACTATGAAAAAGGACAGCTCTATTTACTACCTAAGCATTTAGATGAAAAAGTAGCACGTCTGCATCTTGATCAAGTTAATGCTAGTTTGACTAAACTAACTGATAAACAGGCTGAGTATATTGGTGTATCAGTGGAAGGTCCATTCAAGTCTGACACTTATAGATATTAAAAGGGCAGTGTATTTGCAGAGCCTGATTATATATATGGCATAATTTTTATTAGCGGCCATTCAAGTCTGGGTGTAGTTCTGAAATATCCACTACCCCTTAAAAATATTTACCAAGATATCTAAAATTAAAGCAAAATTAACCAAATTTTGAGTTTTTACAATAAGCAAAATTTATTACTACCATTTGAAATTTGTATAAGTAAAACCTATTAAAATGTGATAATTAATAGTATAATCTTATAAGTAATATTAACAAAGGAGAGTAGTAAATGAGCTTAATCAACACAGCAGTAAAACCATTTAAAGCAGAAGCATTTCATAATGGTAAATTTATAACAGTCACAGAAGAAGACCTCAAGGGCAAATGGGCAGTGTTCGTGTTCTACCCAGCAGACTTTACATTTGTATGTCCAACAGAATTAGGTGACGTAGCAGATCATTATAGTGAATTACAAAACCTAGGTGTAGAAGTATACTCAGTATCAACTGACACACATTTCACACACAAAGCATGGCACGATGCCAGTGACACAATTAAAAAGATTCAATACCCAATGTTAGGTGACCCAACAGGTACACTAGCCAGAAACTTTGATGTTATGATTGAAGAAGAAGGACTGGCATTACGTGGTACTTTTATTGTTGATCCTGATGGCATAATTAAAACAGTAGAAGTAAATGATTTAGGTATTGGTCGTTCAGCAAAAGACCTAATCCGTAAGGTGCAGGCCGCACAACACGTTAGAGCAAATCCAAACCAAGCATGTCCAGCTTCATGGAAAGCAGGCGAAGAAGCACTAACTCCAAGTTTAGATTTAGTAGGAAAAATTTAATGTTAGACGCAAAGATAAAAGCACAGTTGACAGAGTATCTAGGTAAGATATCGCATCCATTTGTCATACACTATTCAGTAGATGAGTCAGATAAAGGCAAGGAAATGTTGGATCTATTACAAGAAATACACACAATAGAACCTAGAATTACTCTTATTAAGAACAAGTTAGATCGTACACCTAGTTTTACGATTAGTAATACTGGCATTACCTTTGCGTGTATTCCTTTGGGTCATGAGTTTACTAACTTTGTAATTGCTTTATTATGGGCAGGCGGTTATCCAATGAAGTTAGATGACGAGACCAAAGAACAAATTAAACGACTACCAGTTGAAGGCAACTTTGAGACCTATGTTAGTCTAAGTTGCCACAACTGTCCTGACGTGGTGCAGGCATTTAACACCATTGCGTTCCTTAATCATAACATAAGCCATACTGTGATTGATGGTGCTCTATTTCCAGACTTGGTTGCGGAAAAGAATGTGCTGTCAGTTCCTATGATGTTCAAGGATGACGTATTATGGGATCAAGGTCGCATGGAATTGGAAGAAATCCTACGTAAACTAGATGCCAATGCTGAATCACGTGAAGCAGAGAAGTTAAACGACAAGACGGATTTTGAAGTATTGGTAGTAGGTGGTGGACCAGCTGGTGCTAGTTCAGCAATCTACACCATACGTAAGGGATTGAAGACTGGAATCGTTGCTGATCGCTTTGGTGGTCAGGTTGTGGATACCATGGGCATTGAGAACTTCATATCAGTGCAGGCCACGGAAGGACCCAAACTAGTTAAACAACTAGAAGAACATGTTAAAAGTTATCCTGTTGATGTCATGCACCATCAAAAGGCCAAGAAGATTGAACGCATTGAGGATAAGATCAGAGTCACACTAGAGAACGGAGCAGAACTCCACTCTAAAACAGTTATACTCTCAACGGGTGCTCGCTGGAGGCAGTTGGGAGTTCCAGGTGAACGGGAATACAACGGTAAGGGCGTTGCCTACTGTCCACACTGTGACGGACCGTTGTTTATTGGGAAACCTGTAGCAGTTGTGGGTGGTGGTAATTCAGGTGTAGAAGCCGCCATTGATCTTGCTAACATTGTTGATCACGTTACAGTGATTGAGTATGGTGATGAACTAAAAGCAGACGCTGTGCTAGTTAACAGATTGATCAGTTTAGACAATGTGACTGTTATCACAAACGCAGAAACAAAAGAGATTAAGGGCAAGGAAAAAGTTACTGGATTGACCTATGTTGATCGTAGTACAGATGAAAAGCATACTATAGATGTTGACGGTGTGTTCGTGCAGATTGGACTAGTGCCTAACACTGATTGGTTAAAAGGATCAGTGGCATTGACCAAGTGGGGTGAGATCGAGATAGACAAACACAACGCTACCTCAATGCCAGGTGTATTTGCCGCAGGTGATTGTACTGACATTCCCTACAAACAGATCATTATTGCCATGGGTGAAGGTGCTAACGCAGGGCTTGGTGCTTTTGACTACTTAATTAGGCATTAACAGGCTTTTTGGTAAAGAAAAACGCCATTAATGGCGTTTTTTATTGACTTTTTGTTAGGAAAAATGTTATTATAGTAAAGTATATACAAAAAGGAAAACAAAATGTTTGATTCAATTGAAATTAGAAAAGCTAGTAATGGTTTTATTGTTATCTTAACACCAGAAGATAATGATCCAGTAGAGTACGTATTTGATACTAGTAGGAAAGCACTTAAATTTATTAGAACCTATGTTGAAGCCAAAGTTATCAACGCTGAAGCATAGCCTAAATAAATATCTAGTCAATTAAAGAGTGGAGTAATCAATGTCTAAAAACGTCCTAGTGACAGGTGGCGCTGGCTTTGTCGCACATCATGTCATTTCACATTTATTAAAAAACACAGATTGGAATATTGTAAGTTTAGACAGACTAGACTTCTCAGGTAATCTTAATCGTATTGCAGATATGATGCAAGAGTTTGATCCTGAAACACGCAAACGGGTTCGTGTGGTCTTTCATGATCTTAGAGCTGAACTTAATCCTTTGATCAAAAGTGATCTAGGAGATATTAATATTGTCCTACACTTGGCCGCAGGTAGCCATGTGGATCGTTCTATCACACATCCAATGGAGTTTGTATGGGACAACGTGGTTGCTACAGGTAATATTTTAGAATATGCTAGGCATCTGGATAATTTAGAAAGGTTTGTGTATTTCTCAACTGATGAAGTATTTGGACCAGCACCCAACGGTGTTAATTATGGCGAGCGTGATCGTTATAATTCATCAAATCCATACTCAGCAACCAAGGCTGGTGGTGAGGAACTTGCTGTAGCATTTGAGAATACTTATAAGATGCCTATATATGTAACACACACAATGAACGTGTTTGGTGAACGTCAACACCCAGAGAAATACATTCCAATGTGTATCCGTAAAGTAAATGACGGTGACACTATTACTATTCACTCAGACAGTTCACGTACTATTCCAGGTTCAAGACATTACATTCATGCTTTAGATGTAGCAGATGCTCTATTACACTTACTTGAATTAAAAAATCCACAGTTTGATGTAGATTATGGCGGAGCAAAATGCCCAAAATTTAATCTGGTAGGTGCAGAAGAAATTAACAATCTTCAATTGGCACAGATCATTGCTGACGCACAAAACAAACCTTTATTACATGAAATGGTTGATTTCCACTCTAGTCGTCCAGGTCATGACTTACGATATGCACTGTCGGGTGAATATATGAAAAGTCTAGGTTGGGTTCCTCGTATTGCCTTAACAGAGCGTATCAATCAAATGGTTGAATGGACCTTGGCCAACGATAGGTGGTTAAGATGTTAAGAGAAATATTTGACAATTTAGAAAGACACTGTGGTAAGTTTGAACACTATTTTGATATCTACGAAAGACACTTTGGTAAGTTTGTAGGTAAAAAGCCTGTTATAGTTGAAGTAGGTATCTGCAGAGGTGGTTCAGCTGAAATGTGGCAAAAGTATTTTGGAGAAGGTGCTACCATTGTAGGTATTGATGTGGACCCAAATTCATTTAAACCAGAAATACAAACTCCTGGTTGCATACAGGTTAATGGAGATCAAGGATCTGTTGAATTTTGGCAAGAGTTTTTAAAAGAATATCCTAAAATTGATATTCTATTAGATGATGGTGGACATCACATGAGTCAACAGATTGTAACACTACAACAAGTTTGGCCACATATAGTAGACGGTGGGGTTTATATGTGCGAAGATACACATACCAGTTATTGGCCTGAATACCGTGGAGGACTACGTAATCCGCAGACATTTCAAGAATATGCCAAATTAATCACAGACACTATGAATAGTCAATACTGGAAGGGCACTGATGCTAATAATGATAATAAATTATTTGCAGAGTTTTTTCAAGATTTAGATAGCGAACACTTTTATGACAGTATTGTGGTATTTGAAAAACGAGCACACCCAATACCTAAATTAATTACGAGCACACCAATATGAGTGAAAACAC